AACTCCCGAAATCGACCTGGAAGCATTCGCGAAGCGAGTCGCAGATGAGACTGCTGCTAAGATCGCAATGAAGCAGGCCGAAGAAAAAGCCTCTGCTGAAGCAGAAGCTAAAGCAGCACAAGAAGCAGCAGAAGCTGAAGCCGCAAAGCAGGCAGAAGTTGAAACTGTAATCAAGACAGGTATCGAGTCAGGTACTGAGCGCCTCGTAGCAGACTTCCAAGAGAAGCTGAACTCGCGCGATGCTGACTTAAACGACGTCGTAAATCAGTTCAAGAAAGAGCTGGAAGAGAAGAACGAAGAGATCACCAAGATGCGTGAGTCTAAGCGTGTCTTCGCAGATCGTGACGGTAAGAAGGATCTTAGTTCTTGGGGTCAAGACTTTGTAAACGCTCATATGCTGGGTGTTATCACTGGTAAGGGCTGGAACACAGACTACGCTCGTCAGATCCAAGAGAAGACTGGTATTGAGTACGCTAACCGCGCTCCCGATATCGACCAAGAAGTATCTGACCGTATCGAAAAGGAAATCATGAATGAGCTGAAGGTAGCTCGTTTGTTCCGTGAAGTTCCTGTAAACGGTAAGACAACTATCCTACCATTGCAACCAGACGCAAACCGCGCTACATGGGCGGCCAACGACGGTACTTACAACTCAGCGTTCGGTAACTTAGACGACCGTAACACTGGTTCTTCGTATCAGGCATTCCAGGTTGTAATGAACACAGATCGTTTGATCTCAACCACTTACATGGACAACGATCTTGACGAGTCAGTACTCGTTAACTTGATGCCTATGCTCACAGAAAGCGTAGCTCGTGCACACGGTCGTGCAGTAGAGCGTGCATTCTTGATGGGTAACAGCTCAAACATCAACGGTCTTGACGGCGATTCAGCAGCAGTATCAGGTTCTTCACTTGATCTCTCTGGTAGTGAAGTATTGACAGCAGCTAAGCTGTTGGATATGCGTCAGTCAATGGGTAAGTATGGTCTTAACCCAGGTGATGTAACTTACATCGTAGGTTTGGACACTTACTATGATCTGTTGGATGATGGTCAGTTCCAGACTCTTGACGAAGTCGGTAACGACTTGGCAGTACGAGTAACAGGCGCGTTGGGTGCAGTTTATGGCTCACCAATCGTAGTCTCTGAGGAACTCACTAAGACTGCATCAGATCTTGCCGGCGTAGCCGTTAATACTCGTAGCTTCGTAGTACCACGTTTGCGTGGTGTAACGGTAGAGCAGGATTACGAGATTGCAAACCAGCGTCGCGTGTTGGTAGCAGCTCAGAATCTTGGCTTCACTAAGGTTGTACCTTCAGTTGGCACTCATAACGCCGCTGTACGTATCCGTTACCAAGCTTAATTAGCTAGCTAATAAACTGGGGTGGTTCGCCGCCCCAAGTTTTTATTAATTGACTTATGGCAAATTTAATTACTGTAGATAAGTATAAGGATTTAGAGGGCATATCTTCTACAAAAGAAGATACAAAGCTCGATATCTTCGTTCCTGCTGTGAGCCAATTAGTAAAAACTTATTGTGGCAATAGTATTATTGATTTTTACTCTACAAACAAAGTAGAGACTCTTTCAGTAGATTGGGGCACTCATATTGTTCAACTTACAGAAAGTCCTGTTAATACTATTGTAAGCGTTCAAGAGCGTCAAAGTCCGGGATCAGACTATGATACTCTAGGCGCAGATGATTACTATTTAGATAAAACTACGGATAGTGTTTTTAGAATATCGGGGGCTGGATACAAGCACTGGCATCAAGGACCGGGTGCTGTAATTGTAACTTACACTGCAGGATATGAAACTACTCCTGCCGACTTACAACTCGCGGTTGCCGATTTAATTACGTACTATTTACGAGATGAGCACAAAGCACGACAGTCTCTCTCAGGAGCTACTCGCGAGAATGCAGAAAGCAGTATCCGAAACAACCCTGCCTTCCCTGACCATATTAAACGAGTACTAGATTTATATAAAAACTTTTAATGGCACAAAAGGATCTCGATAAACTTGCAGATATATTAATGAAGAAGCTTTATGCTAATTCTAATAAGTTTCGCGAGATGGTAACAGCTAGACAAGTACACGAATTTTCAATAAACGAAGCGGAAATACGAAAAAAAGTACGAGCAGAGCTTAGAGATGTTTTGGGGTACAGCGGTAACAAATCCCTGCCTAAAGAGTTTGAAAATGTTATACGAAGAGAGACTCCAAAAGTAACAGCAGAGTTTCATCGTCTTTTTACTAGAGCCATGGCGAATAGTAAAACGTATAATATAAAGATTATTGGTACAAGTACAAAAAACTTCTCTGTAATCATAGAAAGTAAAACAGGGAGAGCAAAAGTTTATAACTACTTTCGTAGAATCAAGCAAGTAGCTCAAAAACCTATGATACTTGCTATTGATGACGCAATAAAAAATAGAGGGCAGGGTGAGCGCCGAATAGCCACCGATGAATATATAAAGAACGGAAAAAAGCGTAGAGATATTACTGCTTCTTTTTTAGATATTGGGCACGATGATCAAACAACCAATGCTTCTTTACGTTCTAAAATGGCGGAAGATATATTACTAGACTTTGCAGGAAACGCGCAGAGTCCTTTATTAAATAAGTATGTATCTGAAATATTTGAGGACATATTTGTACGAGTTACAAAAGGTCCAACAACAAAGAACGGCAGAACAGTATTTAGAGCGTCTTTAGACTCTAGTAAGGGAAACAAGTCAAAAGCGCTACAAGACGCAGAAAACGCAGGTAATCTGCAAAAAGCGTTAAACAAATTAATGGAAGCACAAGCAGCGGGGTTTCCAAATCAACCAGGTTCGGATAGTCCGGTTGAAGTTTTAGAGAAGACAGTACTGAATGAATTAGCTGGAATAGGAAAAAAGACCAAGCTAAAGAGTACAAAAAACTTAAAAGTTCGTAAGAAGTCTACTCTGAAAAAACAAAGAATTAATACTAAAGGCGGCACAGCACAGAGTAAGCCAGTAAAAAAGAAAGCTACTAAAGCTCCACCTATAAAAGAAAGAAAAAGTAAGTTAGCGGCCTCAGCAGGAACACGGGCAAAAAGATCACCAACAAGTATTGTTCGTATGATCGCTATATTTAATCAGCAACTGCCGGAGCGAGTAATGAGCAACATGGGAGCGCCCCGACTTACAAATAGAACAGGAACTTTTGCAAACTCTGTACGAGTTACAGATATTACAAAAACAACACAAGGGTTCCCGAGTATTGGGTATACGTACCAAAAGTTTCCTTATCAAACTTTTGAAGCGGGAGGAAGACAAGGATCGCCGGACTATGATCCAAGAAACCTTATTAATCAATCTATAAGAGAGATTGCAGTACAGTTTGCCATGGGACGTTTTTACACTAGGAGAATGTAATGTCAGATAGAGTTTATACTAGCCGAAGACAATCCATTGTAAATGCCCTAGTAACTGAATTGAAAAAAATAAATGGATCAGGTAATTTTCTTACTAACTTGTTTGAGAATGTATCTCCAAGATTAAAGTTTTGGGATGAAGTAGAGGATTTTCCCGCTATCCATTTAAATGCTGGCGCTGAGACACGAGATTACCAAGGTGCCGGGTATAAAGACAGATTTTTGTCTGTCACCATACGTATGTATGTGAATGAAGAGGATGCTGTAGAAGCCCTCGATAAATTAATTGAGGATGTGGAAACAGTTATTGAAACAAACTCTCGTCTGACTTATACGGACAGGCAAAACAATACACAGAAAACTCAACAAATTACTGTAGTCAGTATCGACACTGACGAAGGTGTACTTGAACCCTACGGAGTAGCAGAAATGCTAGTGGAGGTTCGCTACTAGAAACGACTGGCACGAACAAACGTTCACGTCCTAGTCCTTTCAATATCATAGGAGAAAAACTATGGCTTTACACTTTAGCCGCGATACTAAAGTTTATCTGCAGCAAGGCGCTAATGTTTGGGAAATACCTGTTCTTGACGGGTTCTCCTTTTCACAAGCCACTAATGCTTCAGAAATTACTCTTAATGAAATGACGGACACTGCCGGAAATAGCCGACGTGCACGTCAAATGTTTAACGACTCGTATGCTCCTGCGGAGTGGTCTTTTGCATCTTATATGCGTCCAAACGCAATCGCAGACGCAGCAGGCGGTGCAGTAGAGGAAGCTCTTTGGGCAAACTTTATTGCTGCTAACACTTGGTCTTCAGCTTCAGGCTGGGACTTGGCAGTAACTTCGTCTTCTGCTGCAAACACTCAGGCTTTCGATTTTGGATCGTCTAATAAGAGTGTTTTGGGTACTTTTGACCTAGTCTTTGTAATGGGTGCAGGAGACGCATCAAACGCAAACGCTGCTTCAGACGGTTTCACAAGCAACTCAAGCACTACAATCTATAAGATTGTAGATTGTGTAGCCAACGAAGCGTCTATTGACTTTGAAATTGATGGTATTGCTACTATCAACTGGTCAGGTTTTGGTAAGATTATTAGTGATGAAACGGAGTTCAGTTCAGCCTCGTCTGCAATTGCACGTAACACTTCTTCCACTTCTAACTTTATTCGTAACCGATTGACTTCATTGTCGGCGGTATCTGCTATCAGCGGATCTAGTCGTAACTACAGTCTCACATTGACTGGTGGTAATATTACAATGAATAACAATATGACTTACTTGACTCCAGAGACTCTTGGTGTTGTAAACCAGCCTCTCGGACACGTAACTGGTACACGTAACATTGGAGGTAACTTCACTTGCTACTTGAATACTGCCACCAACGCAAGTACTCAGTTGTTTGAAGATGTAATCGAAGCAACTACAACAGTAACCAACGACTTTGATCTAACGTTCAAGATTGGTGGTGACAGTGCTCCAAATGTGAAGATTGCTATGCCAAACTGCCACCTTGAAGTACCTGTACACAGCGTTGATGATGTTGTAGCCGTAGAGACTACGTTCCACGCACTTCCAAGTAACATTGATAGTGCCGACGAAGCTACAATTACCTATACAGGTTCATAATAAGAAAAACGTTATTCTCAAGGGGCTTCGGCCCCTTTTTTCGTACTCCTCTCAAAAATAACTCTTGACATTTTATCTCCCCTCTACTATAATTACAGAATATAAATTTTACCCATCGCATAAAAGGATTGAAATATGAGCGATACACCCGTATCTTTAGCGAGTCTGATGACTCCAAGTAAAACTGTAGGCATTGACTTTCCTGGGTATACCGGAATGGAAGTAAGACTAACGTATCTCGGGCGTGAAGAGATGTTAAAACTTCGTAAGAAGTGTGTCACTACAAAGTTTGATAAGAAAACACGCCAACCACAAGAAGAGCTTGATGAAGATAAGTTCGTAGTTGAATACTGCAAGGCAGTGATTAAAGGTTGGTCAGGATTGAAATATCGGTACCTGGAAGAGCTTCTTTTGGTAGATGTTTCGTCTTTTGACCCTAATGATGAATTGCCTTATACTCAGGAAAACGCCGAGTTGTTGATGAAGAACTCCAACACGTTTGATACGTGGGTTACGGAGGCAGTCGGAGACTTGGAAAATTTTACTGGGAACAAATAGGAGAGATTCAGTCCTTATTTAAGAAAAAGATAAAGGACGAGAACTCTAATTTTGATTTAGATAAATATCTTCTTCTATGTGAGCAATTAGGAGAAGAACCCGACCCTACCAAAATGCCGCTGGAGCTCTCGGATCTTCCCGAAGAGGTTCAAGTGGCATTTTTTATGTGGGCTCTGCTACCAGATCACTGGGAAGGCATGAGTGGCACATACATGGGAAAATACTGGGATGGTATAGAATACTACTTCAAGCTGTACGGAATAGAAGAGCCAAAAGTAGTACTCTATATTATGAAAATGTACGAAGGCGAATTAGTAAGTCATCGAGCAGAAGAAGCAGAGAAAAAACGACAAGCTGAAGAGCGCAAAGCTAAAGCAGCAAGCGGTGGCGGTAAACGCTTTACCCATAACGTAAAAGGCTAATGGCTAAAAAAATTACGATTGATGTAGAAGTCAATGGCAAAATGCAGAAAGCCACCATTTCTGCGAAGAAGCTACGTGGGGCATTAGATGGAGTAGAGCAGGGATATCAGAAAGCTGGTGCATCTGCTGGAACCTATGATCGTCGCACAAAAGGTGCCGCACAAGCCACTGCAAACGGTACAAAAGAATTTTCCAAAATGTCACAAGGTATGGGCGGCCTAGTCGGTGCTTATGCGACTGTCGCTGCAAGTGTATTCGCACTGTCCGCAGCATTCAACTTTTTAAAGAACGCCGCCGACCTTTCCGCACAGATCCAAGGTCAGGAGATGTTTGCTCAACGAACTGGCGTGTCCATGAAGCTCATGACACAAAACATTCAAGACGCAACAGGCGGGCTCGTAGCATTCAAAGAGGCAGCACAGGCCGCGGCCATAGGACAAGCGGCAGGACTTTCTGCAGACCAGTTAGAACGTCTAGGTAAGGTCGCAAAGAACGCCGGTACAATTCTTGGTAGAGATGTTACTGACTCTTTCAACCGACTCACTCGTGGTGCAATCAAAGCAGAACCAGAACTGCTTGACGAATTGGGTATTATTGTTCGTATTAAAGACGCCTCTGAAGAATATGCTGAAACTATCGGTAAAAGTGCAAATGATCTTACAACTTTTGAAAAAAGCCAAGCCGTAGTAAATGCCGTACTTGCACAGGGTGAAACTAAATTCCAAGATGTAGGTCAGGCAGTTAACCAAGTTGCTGCCTTTGGCGCAAAGTTCCGAGATACTTTTAAAGATATGGCGGGTCCGATTGCGGATGTTGCCAACTTCTTTGCAGGAGCTTTCAAGGATAGTATTCTTGCGGTATCTGCTGTATTCGGTATTCTTGGTGTAAGTATATTAAAAAACATTATTCCTGCAGGACCAGCTCTATCGAGCACTGCTGAGGCGGCAAAAGCCGCTCGTAAGCGAATGAAAAAAGCCGCAGGCGACGAAAGTAAATCTGCAATTGCAGGAGAGATTAAGAAAGGTAACTTCACAAAAAGAGTTCTTGCAGACATTGAAAAAGCAGCCAAAGCAAAGACATCAAGAGTTATTGACCTTTCTAGAGTAGAACGCGCAGAGATACAAAGAGACCTTTTGCTTATTCGGGCAGACCAATTAAGAACTACTGCGGAAGGCACTAATGCGTGGAATCGTTATTTCTTAAATATTCGTGCTCAACTTGCTAGCACTCAGGCAGAGTTTGGTAAGTTCTTTGGATTTGTACGCTTTGCAGGCGCAGGCATTGGAGCAGTTTTTTCTAAAGTATTGGCAGGGGCTTCCTTTATTGGTATTGGAGTAATGCTGTTTGAGCTTGGAAAACAGTTCCGCCAAACATTTTTAATCAGCAAAGAACTTCGTGATGCAGAGCAAGGTTTTGAAAATCTTACAGATCAGCTAGAGCGACAAGTAACAGAAATTAGAAAAGTAAGAAATGAACTTGCTCCTGCAACAAGTGAGCTTAATAAATTTGCACAACTATGGGGCGTTCTTGCAAACTATAATCTTGCGCCCCTTCGTGGCCAATTAAAGCAACTTGCAGACTCTTTAAAGGATAATCCTATTAATGATTTAGAGACTCCCGGAGCCACCGCAATTGAGGATGTTCTCAGATCGAAAGATTATTTAGATCCAGGAGCCACAGCCGCTATAGAAAAATATAAGATAGAAACCTTAGATGACTACTTCCAGCGAATGAGCGATGTAGAAGCTATGGTTCGTAAATTAGCAAAAGAAGAAAAAGAATTAACTGAGCTACAGATAAGAGACTTAAAGCAACTTCGTTCTATACGCAAGAGTTTTGAAGGCTCTGACGCTTCTGCTCTTCCGGGAGCGCAACAGCAAATACTATTTGTAAAAGGCCTGAACGAAGGATTAGATTTAGTACGAGAAAACCTGCAGGATTTAGACAAAGCAGGAGTCACTCTCCCGATTGGAATAGACGAAGCAAATCAACAGATAGGAGCTTTAGAACGAAACATATTAGATGCTATTGCTGCGTATGATACTCCTGGAGGAGGCTTTAGATTTAATGAACTTCTTCTACAAATTAAGGACGAGTACCCACTAGTTCTAAAACTTTTAGACGACGGCAATACTCGTGCACGAGCCGCAAATGCGGCGTTTAACTCAGTTGCTCAAGCTGCCACTGCATTTAACGATGCTGCTGGAAAAGCGTTTACTCCTGCTGAGTCTCAGTTTACTGCTTTGTACAATGCTATTGACGAAGTAACAAATAGCACTAAAACTATGCTAACTCAGGCAAGCGGACTAGAAAATTTAACGTTTGGAAGCATGACTGGTGATAATATTACAGACGAGCAATTAAGGGCCTATGAAGATATTTTTAGAATCTTGAAAGATCAGTCAGGGGCAATCGGAGTCGTTGATAGTCAAACACAGGAAGTTACAAAGAAGACCTTTGAACAATTAACTTTAGGAGAGCTGATAAATGCTTTACTGGATCGCAGAGCTTCTTTAGTTGAAGCAGAGCTTGTACTGATTAAGAAGCGAGATCAGCTACAGATAGCTTTTAACAATCGTCTACCGCAAACAGCTTCTTACTACAAAGATCGTTTAAATTCAGAGCTAAAATCAAATATGGCTTTGAATAACTATAAGAAAGCACAACAAGCGTTAAATAAGGCACTTGAAAATACACAGAATTTAAGTAAGGAGCAAGAAGCAAATCTACGTAGACAAGTTGCGCTACGAAGAAGTGAGCTTTATGTAGCTAACGAGCTGTACGATTTAGAGAAGAAGATAGCCACAGAAAAACGTGCGCTCGCAGAACTAGGTCTAGATCAGAAAATTTTACAAACTACTCAACAAATAAATGCTGCATTAGAAAAGCAAGCGGGTCTTCGTCAAAGCATTCTAAACGCTAAGATCGCAGAAGAGCAAGCCGCTGTACAAGACACGGCAAATGATAGAGCCTTGACAAATCCGTTCTTTAATAAAGAACAGTTTATAGCACAAGAAACAGTACGCTTAGAAGAGCAATTCCTAGAGCAAAAGATCTCACAGGCACAAACTGAGTATCAGAACAAAGTTAAGTCAATTGGATTAGAGTTTGACCTACTAAATGCAAAAAGACTACAAACAAAGTTTGAGCTAGAAAAACTCGCAAAAGAGCTGAGAGCTGAAAGACGCTTTAGTGAAGCAGATGAAGTAGATGCACTCGCAAATAGCTACAGTACTACTATGGCTCGTGTAAATTCCGAGAATAGAGAAGCAGCACTGGAGCTTGCTGAAATTAGTTATGAAGCAAATGTTAAAAACACTGAAAGAGGATTACAGAACGCTAGAAGAATGGTGAAAGAAATGAATCCTCTTGTTCAAGTAATGAAAGATGCAGCAAACGCATTTGAATCTTCTTTAACCGATGCAATTACTACTCTATTCAAGTCTCTTGGCGATAAAACAATTGACACCGGAGAGAAGTTAAAAGAGATTGGTCGCGGATTAATTGACACTATACTAAAGTCGGTAGTACAGAAAGGTATCGTAGGACCACTGCTAGATAAAATAGGACTTGGAGAAGGCAAAGCTCTTGAAGCAGCAATGAGAACCGGAGCAGACTACCATAAGCAGAAAATTATGGAAGCTCTCGGCTACTCTCCAACAGCGTATCAAACTCCTACTCAGGTAGGTGCTTTTCATGCTCGCGACTTTGCGGCAGAAGCAGGTCAGATACGAGACAAGCTTAATACTCTTGGAGTATTTGAGCAGACTACTGATACTACTGCTACTGCCACAATAGGAGGCTCCGGTATGGCTACTCAAACTTCTAGTGGTCCTTTCACTTTAGGGAGTGGTACTCTTGTTACTAATTCAATCAGTCCAGAGTCTGCCAGTATGATTGAAAGCACTCCTACGCGTCCTATGGGCGGAGGAGACTCTGGAGGTCTCTCAACTGCAATGGAAACATTAGGAGAGAAAGTAGGCGGATTGACAATGGAAACCGCAGGAAATATTGCGGCGGCAGGTACATTGCTTGCAGGACTGACCGGAAACGAAGAAGCAGCTGCAGCACTGGGAACAATTACGGCCCTCTTACAAGTAGCACAGTTAGTACGAAATGCGTTCATTCCTGTAGAGCAAACAAACCAGGCGTTAAATACAACTGCTCTTACAGCAAACACAACTGCTTTAGGAGCACTTACTGCAGTAGTTGCGGCAGACGTAGCAACCGGCCCTCTTACAAGAAACGGTGGTATTGTTTCTATGGGTACAAAAGTTAGCGGATATGCTCAAGGCGGAATCGCAAAGGGTCCAAACTCTGGATACCCTGTAGAAATGCACGGAACGGAGGCGGTAGTACCTCTTCCAAATAAGAAGTCAATACCTGTAGAGTTATCTGGAGCTGTCGGTGGCCAGCAAAACAGTGTTGTCGTTAATGTAAACATGAGCAATGATGGAGTTACTACTGAAGATTCTCAGAATAACGGACAAGATGCGGCACAAATGGGTAAGGCGATCTCTACTGCAGTACAGAAAGAACTTCAAAAACAAAGACGGGCAGGTGGTATGCTTAGCCCATATGGAGCAGGTTAATGTCCCAGTTTAGTTTTACTATTTCAGGATCTTCCGTAGACGCACTCAAAGGAGACGCAGGAGGCACAAATACAGACTTTGAAGTTGTGGCGGATAGAGGGTTGCAACGACAAACTCAGCATAATGTATTAACGGCAAAGTTCGGAGACGGCTACGAGCAGAGAACCTTGAATGGAATCAATACAAAGATGGAAGGGTTTAACATTACTTTAAATAATAGAACTGCTTCCACTATAAATCTAGTTGCTGCTTACTTAGACGAGCGAGCAGGTAAAAACTTTACTTTCACAGTGACAGATTTGGCAGGAGACACAGATCTGAAAGTAACTTGTGAAGCTTACAATATTAATTATATTAGAGAGAACTACCACGGATTACAGGCACAATTTAGACGAGTGTATGAGCCGTGAGTTTTGAAGAGCTTTATGTAGCGTTTTGGAGTTGGTCTTTTATTGGGCTTTTTCTTGCTATAGTGCTTAACCATATTTTAGAGACTTTTAGATGAGCGACATTATAGATACAGTACAGTTACAGGAGACAGGGGACGCTCTTGTAGATCTATTTGAGATAACACTGCCAAGTGGTGATATTTTTAGAGCTACTTCCGCCCTTATAACTCCAGGCGAAACTCCTACAGAGAGTGATAATCTGTACTTTCCTACAAAGGACGGTACAGCATTGAATGAGTACTTTGCAATCCCAATAAGTATAGAGGGCTTAGAAGTTGTAACTTCTGGATCCCAGCCTCGTCCTAATTTAAGTATGGCGAATATTCCAGTATTGGCGAGAGCTATCGTAAACAATGGAGATGGAATAGATGACGAAACTCTACTAGTAAATATTTTAGAAGATGAAGGAATCAATCGTAACGTGGACTTGTTAGGTTGCAAACTCTCCTATAGAAGAACTCTTAAAAAATATACTTATACTGTATCAAACGTTGCTGGCTGGACTACAACTCTTCCTACTGAGTTTCCTTCAAGCACTTGGATACTTGACAGAATAGGAGCAGAGCAAAACATCGCAGTTGTATTTGAACTAGCAAGCCCTATGGATATTGAAACTGTTACTGTTCCTTCTCGTCAAGTGATCGGTAAATACTGCCCCTGGAAGTACCAAGGTTTAGAGATTGATGGGGTCGGCGGATGTTCTTGGCCTGTGGACAGCTCAGGAAGATACTTTGATCAAGACGACTCTCTTATTACGAAAACTATTTCAAGTATTAGCACTTGGAATAATAGTGCTACATACTCTGTAGGATCACAAGTAAAAACAGTAGAAAGTATTACTACTGCACTCGGTGACACAAAAGATTACACTAGAATCTATAAAGCAATACGTGCGGTGCCAGCAAATAAAGATCCAAGAAAGCATCCTTCGTATTGGTATAGACAGGATAGCTGTGGTAAATTGATAAACTCATGTAAGATACGATTCCAAGGAAATAACAGTGATACTACACTAAACGCCGCCGCTGTACTACCTTTTGGCGGATTCCCTGGGTCAAGGAAGTTTAAGTAGTGATAGAAGAGATAAAAGAGCACTTTAAGAAAGAGTATCCCAGAGAAGGTTGCGGTATAATAGGAATAGTAAAAGGAAAGAAAAAATTCTTTCCTTGTGAGAATCTAGCCGAAGACGACCAAAACTTTGTACTCTCTTCAAAAGACTACTTTAATATAAGAAACAAAGCAGACATATTTGCGATTGTGCATAGTCACCCGGATATGTCCAATCAAGCGAGCGAGCATGATATAAATGCTTGCAATGTTACAGGGCTTCCTTATTATATCTTTAGTTATCCTGATATGGAATTAAATGTAGTAGAGCCAGAGGTACGAACAAATCCCTTAATAGGAAGAGAATATAAGTTTGGCGTTCAAGACTGTTTTGAAGCAATACGAGACTGGTTAAATGCTGAAGGAAAGGAAGTACCTCCAAGAGGTTTGTTTGAAGACGACTGGTGGTTAAAAGAAGATTTAGATTATTTTAATGATGAAGTTTTAGGGCAGTGGGGATTTCATCCAATAGATAAAAAAGACGCAAAGAAAAACGATCTTTTAATATTTAATGTAAACTGCCTAAAAGGAAACCATTGCGGAGTTTACCTAGGAAACGATATATTTTTCCACCATGCAACAGAGAGACTGTCCTGCAGAGAATCCTTGTACCCTACATGGATAAAGTTTTTGACAAGAGTATATAGACATGAAACGTAAAATAATTATGGAAGGAGAGCTGGGAGAGCTTTTCGGAAAAGAGAGAACAATTTATGCAGAATCGTTCGCAGACGTATTCAAGTGCCTTGATGCAAACTTTGAAGGAAAGTTTAGAGACTATCTTCTGGATTGCCATAAGAAAGACTTAGGGTTCATGCTGCACGTAGAAGGAAATCATGTTAGTACTGAAGAAGAGCTCTTTCTAGCATACCCTCCAGGAACTATGACCATTGCTCCTGCTCCTGTTGGTTCAGGGGGAAAGATAGGAGGATTCTTAAAAATTATAGCGGCAATAGTAATTGCTGTAGTGTTAGTTAGTGTTTTTGGTCCTGCAGGCGCGGGATTTCTTGAAGCCTTCGGAACCTTACTTGCCGGAGCAGAAGGTGTACTTGTTCAAATAGCCGCATTCGCAGCAGTAGGTTTAGCTCTTTCCGGATTAATGCAAATACTTGCTCCAGACCCGTCAGTTGATGCTCAACAGGAAGAAGCGTATGTATTCCAAGGAGCAGAGCAAAATATTGTAGAAGGAGACCCAGTGCCTGTATGTTATGGTAAACTACGCGTTCCTGGCCGTCCTATTGGATTTGATCTTAGAAATAAATCACAATCTTTTGTAAACTATAATCGACGTGCAGGCTTTTCAAATGCAGTTGATACTTCGGGTAATTTCTTTGATTACGGAAACTTGGCAGCAAGCGGCACTAACTCTTTAGGAGCAGACGTGCGAACGTATACTCGTCAGTTAGAGCTTCAGAACAGAAACTATTTAGGAGGTGGCAGAACTATTGATAATAACCCTGCTACCCAATTGAGATAATAAAATGGGTATTGGAACTACTATAAATAATTTAAGAAACCAGATTACGGAAGTCAGCCTGGGTAGCTCTGTTCAGTCTGGTAATAAAGAGCAAAATGTATCTGTAACTGATGTTATTGCCGAAGGGCCTATCAGGGGTCTTGTAGGCGGGGTTCAGGGAATATACTTTGATAATGTACCTATAGAAAACGCTGTATATAGATCTTATGACCCGGGCCAGTTTGCAAACATATCATTTGACGGAAGCTCTAGCTCTGGCACTATTACTGGAGCAACTATTCCAGATGATCTAGAGCTAGACGAGGATACTCCTACTGCAATAGAAATACAAGGTATCTATAGCGGCAGTGCAAAAATTAGTTCAATTACTTCCGGAAGTACAGTTAGTATTATCAGTTTAAGTGCAACTACAGGCACTAGCTTTAGTTCTGTATGGACATCTAATGTTGAGCAAAGAACATTTGTAAGTAAAGAAGGAGCAGAACTTGTCGGTAGTTTTGTACATAGTTCCGATACTGCGGCGTCTTTTTATATAACTGCGTTTGACCCTCTGTCCGCTAGCTCTCTAACAAGCGTTGCAGGTTTCTCCGTTGATGATACTGTAAAAGTACAAGTAAATGCTGTACGAGGAATAGAATCAACAAGTAACTCAGCCGTTGTAATTATAGGCGACGTTCCAAAAGCAGCAGACTATCAGTTTTCACTGCTTGAGAGTCCTACCAACTCAAACCCTCTTGTGGGATATGGTAACTTTTCCCAGCTTGATACTCCACAAATTCAGTTTAGATCTGGTACTCCTTTTCAGGCTCCCATAGATTCTATTGGGGGTGTTGGAGGAGCGGTAAATGGAGCAGGAACTCCTCCTGCAAGCCCCATACTAAAGATTATTGGTAGTGGAGTTGTTCCTGGAGTAAGCCCTATTGATATAGCGGGGCTGCCAGAAGACGATCTCAATGACTTTGCAGTAACTCCCACTGTTTTAAGTTCTACTAATTTTGGGCTAGGTCAGGCGGCAAAGCGAAAAGAGGCAGACGAAGTAAATTTTTCTATTAACTACAACGCTCTCCAGACAATAAATGGAGAGAATGGAGATACTGAGGCAGCACACGCATACTACCTCATGCGTATACGTTTAAAAAGAACCGCATCCGAGTCGTTTGGCGCTTGGGAAAATGTGTTTCCTAATTATGGAACCGTTATTCACAAAGGCGACACCTCGGCGGCACGTCAGTTTGACCATTATATTGGATTAAATCAGTATCGACCCTTTCATGACTTTGAAATACAGGTAATTCGTTTAACTCGTCACTCTGGTCTACCCGTTCAAGCAAATGGTGGAAACGGTGGCAGAAGTGATAAAGACAAGTGGACTCTTCGCGCAGAAGCAAGAATAGGAAACATAGGACACACTATTAAGGATAACTTCAACTATCCTTATACTTCTCTTGTATCTACGGCTTTTTCTTCAAAGGCGTATCAGAGAGTTCCAAAAAGATCTTACCTAATTGAAGGAAAGCTAGTTCAAGTTCCTACTTCATATACGCCGAGAGAATATTCCAGTACGGGCGTAGCTCAATACGATGATTTCTGGGATGGAGGCTTCAAGGAAGAGCTACAGTATACCGACAACCCTGCATGGGTGTTCTATGACATAATGACTAACAAACGTTATGGAGCAGGAGCCTGGATACAAGAAAATGACATTGATAAGTATGCTCTATACAGAGTAGCAAAGTACTGTGATGAGTTAGTAGACGACGGAAATGGAGGTACTGAACCTAGGTTCCGTGCTAACTTATTCTTGCAGAAGCAGACAGAAGTATTTAAGGTTGCCAAAGATATGGCGACTATGTTCCTCGGTATTCTTTACTGGATGGACAACAAGATCACGGTAGTAAATGATGCGCCACAAGATCCTGTGTACACTTTCACAAAAGGAAATGTCATTGACGGATCTTTTGGATATGAGAGTACTGGTACAAGAACAAAAATAAACCAAGTAATTGTTACATACAACGATCCTGATAGTAACTATGAGCCAACAGCGGTAGTAGTAGAAGATCGAGATGCGATTAACAGAGTTGGCAGAATTTTAAGCGACGAAGCAGTTGCCTTTGGAGCTACATCTGAAGCACAGGCACTTAGGTATGGACGGTGGAAACTTTGGACTGCTCAACATCAGACAGAGTTAGTAAGCTTTAAAACAGGTCTGCAAGGGTCTTATATCCGTCCCGGAGATATTGTCAATGTTCAGGACGCTGATAGATATGGTACTGTTTATAGTGGGCGTATCAAGTCAGGAAGCTCTGCAGGCATTACTCTTGATAGACCTATTACTTTAAACTCTGGATCGCAATACTACTTAAATACTTTTGTTAATGATACTGCAGCATTCCTTAACTCAGGCTCTTCAGTAACTATTAGCGGCACTACGTATCAGCCAGGAGATAAAGTAACTTCGGCATTCGTTTATGACACTGTAAACAATGACGGGACTTTTGACTTAGTAACTTTAGACTCTGAGAGTGCTGCAGCAAATGCGTTTTCTGATTCTGCTGGTAACATTCCTCTGGCACTAACTTGGAAGCCTTATAGCTATGTGCTTACAAAAGAATTAAACGAAGCAAGCTCTACTAGTACATATTTAGTACCTACTACTGTGTTCACAGGTACTGAAGTACCTACCAGAGAAACTATTTGGTCTCTATCGGAAGAAGCTGATGGAGTTAATGTAGTTGGATCTACAAAGCAGTATAAGGTACTGACTGTTAGAAGAGAAGAAGCAAATACATTTTCAATCGGAGCAGTAGAGCATTATAACAGTAAGTTTCCTGCAGTAGAAACAGATTATTACTTAGGAAATGTGCCTGATAGTGTATTTCCTACTAAGGTTGATGATACACTTCCAACTGCTGCCAAACCAAAGAATCTAAGAATATTCCTCAAGACTGATGATAAAACTGCCGGGGACGAATTCGCATTATTGTGGGACATGGAGGAAGACCAGCTCGATAATATTGCTGGCTTTGAGATCGCACATAACCTAGACAACTATCCTACTCCTGTAAGAGTCACAGAGCAGTTTTTCAATCTTACAGAAGTTCAAAATGGGCAAGCAATTTTCCGTGTTCGGTCTTTTGGAGCTAGAGACGAGAAGTCGCCGTGGGCAACTTTTCGATATTTAGTAGAGGATCCCTACGAAACAAACGTACCCCGAGTTCACCAAATTCCAGCGGGAGTCTTTTCAAACGTAGATGCAAGATACAGTAAATCAGTAGGTAAGTTTTTATTTGATTCTACCTCAACAAGCTATGTTGCATCTATTGGAGATCCTGGAACTCGTACTTTACTTAATTCTCCTCCTGAGCTTTTACTCAGCGGAAGTTCTATTTCTGCCTCAAATACCGCAGAATACTATGGTTTCTTCGATAAGTCAGAAAGCTCAATCTCATTGAAGCATTGGGATACTACTAGCTTACTTGGGGTTAACTATTGGAGAGATGCAAATACAGGAGATCTTAATGCATCTCAGTCCGCCGACTGGACAAGCATTGGTACTGTAACTGTATCTGCAAATTCTAACGTACTGCAAGGTACGTCTTTGTGTTCTTCATTAAACTTACGTGATGTAATCAATTTAAGCGGGTCTAATGATCCTGCAAGCGTTGCAAACTCTGTGTCTTATGCGGCAACAGTAATTTCTATTCAAGATAATACTACTGCGATAATTGATAGAACTTTTGAAAACACTCTGTCTTCTATAGCCGCGTATAGAAATACTTATAGGCCAGACTATGCGGGCGATGCTATAGTATCAAGAATTACGTACTCCGTATCTCAATCAGCAATTATTGCAGAAAACTCAATTACAGTGGGACTTCCTTTAGACGGTCAAATTGTAACTGTTGGAGAAAACGGAGCCATAACTCTTGTACAAGGATCTGTAGGTGGCTCGTTTATTACCGATGAAGCAATTACAGAAAGCAAGCTATCTATTGCTCTCGCGGGAAGAATTAGCAGTACGTCAGCAGCAGCAGCTGCGGCTTCGGCGGCGGCGGCAACAGCAATTGACTCTGTATCAGCGGCAGAAGCAGCTGCAAGTGCGGCCCAGGCTACTGCAAGTGCAGCTTTAGTCACTGCAGCTTCGGCAGCAGCTACGGCGAGTGCCGCTTTAGCTAGCATAGGTTCTGTGTCTGCAATAGCTGCAACAGCAAGTGCGGCGGCGGCAACAGCAAGTGCGGCGGCGGCTACAGCAAGTGCAGCAGCTACAGCGGCAGAAGGATCTGCAAGTGTTGCATTAGCGGCTGCAAATACAGCATCTGCTCTTGCGGCTTCTGCAATTGGACTCGCAGAGTCTGCTGCATCTGACGCAAGCTCAGCTCTTGCTTCTGTAGTATCTGCATCTTCTTTGGCTGCATCTGCTATTATAGTTGCAGAATCTGCGGCATCTGATGCCAGCTCAGCTTTAGTTTCTATAATATCTGTATCTTCTTTGGCTTCAACAGCTCAGTCTACTGCGAATGCAGCCCTTGCGGCAGCAAGTGCGGCTCAAGCTGTAGCAGATAGTGCGGCAGTAACAGCGAGTACCGCTCAAGCTGCGGCAAGCAGTGCGTCTTCAGCTGCAGCAACAGCATCTTCAGTTGCGGCTCAAGCTTCGGCTGATATAGATTCACTTTCGTCTCAGTTTACTACTCTATCTTCAAATACAGCGGCGGCGGCAAGCGCTGCAGCAGTTTCTGCGGCAAGTGCTTCTAGTTTTGCTTTGTCCGCGGAAGCAGCGGCTACGTCATCACAGTCTAGTGCATTGTTTGCCCAAGCGCAATCACAGAGTGCGGCTAATTTTGCAGGCGCGGCACAA